GTGGCCCGAGAGGGTGAACGACGGGATTGGGGAAGTAGCTGGCCTCGATGGAGTCCTCCATGAGCAGCACTGCCCCATTCGGAAGTACCTCGTGCTTCATGTCTGTTTCACCCCCTCCTAACGGTAGAGCAGGATCTCGGCGTCTCCGCCGACGGTCGTCTGCGTGTTCATGGCTTTGCCGACGGCGAGACCCATGTTGAGCGGAATCACCTTGCCGGCCGCGTCGATCTCGACTTCCACGCCAGCCGTGATGGAGGCTGCGCAGGTGATCGGAACGATGCCTTCGCGGATGACCGTGAACAGGGCACCCGATGCTGCGTCGAACGCCGCGACGCCGAGACAGCGCTTGCCGGCGCTGCCGGCGATGGTCTTGGCCTTGTAGACGTTGGACTTGTCCGAGGACGCATCCGAGACCAGACCCGACCCCTGCCCAGACGTGAGCAGCGTTGAGGTCTTGGCACCGGAGATGTCCACGAACGTCTTGCCGACAACCGCAGCCCCGTCAGCCTTGCACGTGATGTGGTCGCCCTCTTCCTTGAACTTGATGCAGTCGTTGGCCATCTAGTTCACCCCTGCCTTCAGGATCTCTCCGTCGCGGGCATACCGCCGGTCCGACTGCACCGTGCCCGTGTCTGCCGAAGAAAGCTTGACGGCCCGGTTGTGCTCCTTGCTGAACCAGGGCAGACCATCGTTGACGTTGGTCTCGTCGCTTTCCTCGCCGGCACTGGTCGTGCCGATGGCGTTGACGGGGACGACTCCCTCGGCACACTCGGCGATCCACTTGCGCGCCTCGTCGCGAGTTGCCGGGTTCTCCAGCTGCTTCCTCACGGCAGCGGCGACAGCCGGGGCGAACTTGCCCGCGGCGACAGCCGATGCCATGATGGAGTCGTTCTCCCTCTTGATGTCCTTCTCGTGCAGAGACCGCGCGAGCGCGGCATCGTTCTGCATCTGCGCAAACGCGCCTGCCTCGACCGTGACGGTACGCGGCAAGCCCGCCTGCACTTCCGGCTCTGCCTCGGGGTCCGGGTCCGACTCTGTGTCGTCGGGGTCCGGGTCCTGCTCCTCCTCGGGCGGTGGTGCTTCCTCCTCGCCCGGAGCGGAGGCAAGGATGAGGCCACCGGAAGCCAGCTTCTCACGGATGTCGCCGTCGGTTGCGTCCTCGGGCAATCCGAGAGAAGAACAGAGCTTCTTGCGGTCCATCTGTCCTCCTTCGTTGGACTCTGGGCGGGATTCCGCCCTACTTGCGAACAGGACAACTTCGCCCTGCTCCTGGCGGCCACCGAGAAGTGCCTCGGTGTAGATCCCAGCCGCCACTTCTGCGGGAACGTCCTTGTAGTCCACGACCACCGGGACTGGTTCCCTGAAACCGACACCGTCGCCATCCACCATGAACGGAACACGGAACAGATGGCCATCGTTGTCGTCCACGACCAGCTCGTTTGGATCCAACCGCATCCCTCGGATCCACCACCAGTGGTAGTCGGAGCCGAGCGCGTCAAGGTGGTCGTAGTAGCTTGTACGAACGTCCTCGATATTCATGGCAGCCTCGATCTGACCTCCTTGTGGCTTGACGGTTACTCCTTCGCCGGATGACAACAGCTGGAGGTCATCCAGCGTGGAGCAACCCGGCCAGGTGATGCCAAGTAGGGCTACGCCTGTCAGCACCATCCGGTACTTCTTGCCTGTGGCAGTCTCGTGGTTCTCAAGGAACACGGGCTGCACACCCATCCCTGCTTCGACGGATCGGCTGGGGTAGGCAAGAGGGATCATCTCGGCTAGCCAGTCGAAGGTGACGTAGTCACCCGTGATCGTCTGTCCGTTGTTGCTCAGCTCGAGATTCTCCACCCTGCCCACGGCCGGTTCGCCGTCGAACTCGGCGCTGTCGAAGCGAGGATCTTGATGCCCAAGCTTCATCCTGGGCTCGACAATCGCCGGGTCGTTCAGGGCGAGGACTGCATCGGCCAGCATGTCCTCGGAGATGGTGAAGCCCTCCGGGTGCGTGCTGATCTTGTAGTCGATGCCCGTGCTCACCAGCGGCACGCCCTTGAGACGCGTGTAGGGCGTGCCCTCGATCTTCTCCAGCACCCAAGTCATGTCTACGGGACCTTGAGCCCCGTGCTCTTCGACTTGTCGAGTGCCTTCTTCAGCAAGGTGCCGGCCGGAGCCTTGTGCGACGGGTTTCCGCCCGTCTCCTTGCTGTACGTGTCCCACATGTGGCTGGGAGTTTCCTTTGCGCCGCCTTTCATGCCGAAGTTGCCTCCGGTGGCGCCGCTGACCTTACCGGCCATGTGCCTCCTCTCGTCGCGTTGCGGGAAGGGCCGCAAAGAGCAGCCGGGAGGGAGCGCCCCCGACCGAGTGAACCACCCTCATTGGCCCTTCCCACCTTCTGGCTTGGTGCCACTTCCTGGGGCATCCTGACCCGATCCCGAGTCACCACTACCAGGAGATGATTGCTGCTTCGCGTCCAGCACTTGCTGCTGTAGCTCTGCGGCTGGGACCGGGTCAGGTGCACCCGATGCTTTCCGAGGCAGCCCGATCTCCCGACGGAGTGCCTCCTCCATGTCCCGGTCCACGACGATAGCGCCGGCAGTGATGAGGCCGGAGATTTCCGTCAGGGCCAGGTCAATATCGGCCTCGTAGCCGAGCAGCGGAACCTGCTCGACATCCGGGCCGTAATTCCAGTCCACCCAGTCCTCGATGACATGGGCGTTGAATACTCCGCAGAACCACTCCGCGATGGAGTCCTGGCCCTGGGCAAAGAAGTCGTGGAAGGTTCGACCAAGCGCACGGCTGCCGCTGGTCGTCATGCCGAGCTGCATCATCATCAGCAGCCACTGGCGCGCCATCGACTCGTCGTGGTACTTCACGGAGCCGATGACGTCCGTGTTCCCCGCGCGAGCGATGTCGAGCGAAGCGCCGAACGGGACAGCCCCGCCGGCAGCCTCGCCAATCTTGAAGTCTCTAGCCATCGCGTGCAAATGCTCGATCTCTCCCGGCGTAGCTCCAGGTTGCGCCGTCACGTAGGGGACACCGCCAGCACGCTCGTGGTTGATTGCGTCGATCCTGATCAGCCTGTCTTTCACGACCCAGTTCTTGTAGCAGTCTCTCATACCGCTTCGCCCAACCCACGATCCGTCCTCCTGTTCCCACACGTAGGCAACCAGACGGTCAATCGGGATCTCCTTCGCCTGCTGGAACAGGTTGCTCGCGCCCATCTGGCGGATGTTCTGCCGGATCGAGATGAGCCCGCCGTCCTCGGCCACCAGGTACTGGTCGATGGTCTTTTGCGGCCTTTCCTCGAGCTTGCGCAACTGCCAACGGCCGTCGGGGAACCCAGCTTCAGTGATCATCGTTCCACGCTGCTCGAAGTAGGCGTGCCCGTAGATCATCGCGAGCATCGCGAGGCGCATGTGCTCCTTGAAGATGAACCTGCCCTTGGACCTGCCCTTCAAAGGCTCGTCCAGTAGCTTCTCACCTTCGATGGGCAAGTTGAGATCCTTCTGTAGTGCTCGGACCATGGACTCGTCGGCCCCATTCGGGCAGATGTGCCAATCCCACCGTCGAATGGGAAGGGTTGTGCCTTTGAACAGGGCCGACAACTGCGAGTCCGTCCTCATCTGGCTAAACACGCCCACAGACAGCGGCCAGCGCAACTCCGGCACGTATTCGGCCGTGTCGTACCACTGGGTCCACGGAGCCATCCCCGACGGGCTGAGAGTGCCCTGGAGGACGACACCGAGGGGATCGGTCGGCGGCGCGCTGATGCGGTCGCCGAGTTTCTGTGGGACGCGCGTTGCCATCTACTTCTTGACCTGGTCCAGCTCTGCCGAGGTTGCCGCGTCGGAGAGGATGGCAGCCTTGGCTACTTCCGCTCGACCGTTGCGGATCTTGGCGTCCGAATGCAGGAACACCGATCCGAGAATGGTGACCAGTCCGACAACCGCGACTTTCTGGTCGTTGGTGATGTCCACCCCGAACGCGACCGCGAGCGCGATGACAGCGCCCACGAGGGTCACGACTTGTGCCAGGGTGATATCGGGCATCTTCATGCTGACTCCTTACTTGAGTGGGATGCGGGGGCGGATGACGAGAGCCTTGTCGTTGCGGTAATTCCAAGGCTCGATCTTCGGGCCGCTGCTCATGCCGTGCGAGCCGACCTGCCAGACGCCGCCCTTCTTGTAGAGGATCTGGGTTGCGTGCTCTCCGCTGCCTCCGACAAACGGGCCGGAGTGGTGCTTGTAGAGGATGACGTCGAGAGGCTGCCACTTGCTCGGGCCTCCCTGCACGTGGTACATCTGCGCAGCCTGGGCGAACGTCCGAGTGTTGCCATACCCGCTGCTCTCGCCGTCGAATGGCTTGATGCCGTTCCAGTCACAGTCGATCAGCTTGATGGTTCCGGTGCAGTCGCTGCTGAACACGTGACCCTCGTGCACCTGCTTCCTTGTCGGGCGCGCGTACGGGCGGGCGTCGAAGTACCACTCGATCTGCTCATGCTGGCAGAGGTACTCCCAGTCCTCGATGACTTGGTCCACGATCGCTTGCTGGTGCTTGTTCCAGTTCGACATGCTCCCTCCCTTACATCGCCTTGGTCAGTAGGGACCCGGCGACAGACTCGGTGTTCATGCGAAGGATGGTGCCGGCCTCGACGGTGCTCATGGCTGCGGCGTCACCGTGGTTCGGAGACTGGACGCCGCGCTTCTTGGCGTCCTCCTTGGACTCGATACAGATGCGCCCCGAGAGATCGACAGACCACTTGATGGTCTGTAGCTCCTCGGCCAGCACGTTGTCCTCGGGGTCCAGGTCGATCAGACCCTCCTCCAGTAGTCGGCGGAAGGTCCACCACATCTCTGAACGACGGTTGTTGAACTTGGCGGGGTTCAGCGCTCGCTCCGCTCCACCGAAGTTACCCACGTCGCAGCCGCGTTGCCGCAGCCGGTCATAGACACCTGCTCCTAGCCCGATGCCGTCCACGTTCATCGGGACGGCTCGGGGCAGATGCCGAGACAGGTACTGGTACGCCCTGTCGGCGCTCTGCATGGTGTCCTGCTTTGCCCAGCTATCGACCTTCCGTATCTGACCTCCTCGGTTGCGGTAGATGACGGTCTTGTCTTCGCCCATCCGTGCCACGTCCATGCCGTACCTGCCCATAGCGAATCCGGTCAGGTCGATGGCATGAGCCTTGGCGATCATGGATGGGGTGATCAGATAGTCGTCACTGACGTCA